CTTCTCTTTCTGGGAAAAAAATAGCAGTGGACATTAGTATATATCTATATAAATATCTTAGCGAAAATGCTCTTTTAGAAAATTTGTATTTAATGATATCCATATTTCGGGAGCATAATATAATACCGATATTTATATTTGATGGAAAACCGCCTGTTGAAAAAATTGAAACGATTGAGATGCGAAGAAAGATGAAGAATAGTGCTCGAGAAGAATATTATAGGCTAAAATTGATTTTGGATGGACTGGAGTCGTTGGGCGAAGTAGGCGATAAAGATGGGAATGATATCGGAAATGTGACAACTGTAGAAATAGATGAAGATACATACATTGATGTTGCCACAAATGGCGAAGAATTGCGTAATGCGATGAAGCAACTAAAGAAGAAATTTGTTATATTAAAACAACAGCATATTCAGGATGCCAAATCATTGCTCCAAGCATACGGTGTAACATATTATGAAGCGCCAGGCGAAGCTGATATTCTGTGTGCAAATTTGGTTACAAAAAATATTGTATATGCGTGTTTAAGTGAAGACACGGATATGTTTGTATATGGGTGTTCGCGTGTTCTACGCTATCTCAGTTTGACAACATCAAAGGTAATATTGTATGATTTTAATAGTATATTAAAGACTCTTAATATGGATATGGACGAATTTAAAAAAGTGAGCATTATGTTTGGATGTGATTATTCGCAAGATAACAAGAGTCTAAGCGATACGCGTTATACATTTACTTCTACAATGACAATATTTCATTCATACAAAATGTTTACAAAATATAAGGATAAAACTATGATAATAATGGATAATGATTTCTATGACTGGGTCATACGCGAAAACGAATCCTTGGCAAATATTGTTCAAAATGCTCGGAAAAATATACGCCTATTTGATATACATCATATCGAAAACTTGGAAATATATGATCAAATCAAAATAATGAATGGTCCCATAAATAGGCCATTACTTATTGAAGTTATGAAAAAAGAGAATTTTATATTTATGAATTGAATAAATATAATAAATATAATATAAGAAAAAATATATAATATAGGAAAAAAATATATAATATATGAAAAAATATAGAAAATAATATATACATAGTATATAATACAATGAAATTTGGTCATATTGTTCACGAAGTAGGTCATGTTGTTCACGAAGGTCTTGAGATTACAAGCCATCTCGGTGGTGCCATAGGTCAGGCAAGTTCAACCATCCTTGATGCAGGTAACGCTATTCACGATTTTCAGCACCACGATATCGTTGGTGGTATCATTGAGTCTGGTGAGACTATCTTACACGGTGCAGAAACCTATGGTGATATTGTTTCTGGTGACTATTTTTAAATTTTAAATCATATATTAAAATTAATTTTTAATTAGATTAAAAATGACATATAAATAATATATGTCATTTTTATTGATTTTGTTTTCATTTTTTATTGATTTTGTTTTCATTTTTTATTGATTTTGTTTTCATTTTTTATTGATTTTATTTTCATTTTTTATTGATTTTGTTTTTTATCTATGCTATTGCTAAAAGCTTATAGTGTTTAAGAGGATGCAGCAGCAACGGGTGTGGCCTTGGCAAAGTGAGGAGACATATACTTCTGAAGGTTAAAGTAAGTAAGCTCCTCCCCCTTCTTGAGCTGAAGAAGGGACTTGAGCTTGGTGTCAGGGTTGATCTTGCGACCATTCTCCTTGTCCTGGAGATTGTGCTGCCTGATATAAGCGTTGATCTCACGAGTAACCTCAGTGCGAGCCCACTCAGTTCCTGCGGGCTTTCCAAGAAACTCGGCAAGCTCCTTAGAAATCAAAGTAGGCTTCACGAATCCAGAAGGAGCGCGGTTACCGGACTTGCGCTTACGTTTGGAAACCTTCTGAGCAGCACGCATCTCACGAGCAACGTTGCGCTCAAGAGTGCGGAAATCACTTCGGAGAGAGGAAAGACCAGAACTCAAAGTCTGGAGCTTGGAACCAAACTCACTGAAGAGGGATGAAAGAGAAGAAGTCTCGAGAGCACCACCCTCAGTGTGGGCCTCGGTAGGAGCAGCGGCAGCGACGATGGGAGTAGGCGCGGGGGCGGGATCATTCTTGGAAGTCTTGGGAGCCTTTGCGGTCTTAGTAGTAGCAGTCTCCTTAGAAGGAGTGGCGACTGGAACAGCAGCTGTAGGAGCAGGAGTGGAGGAGGAAGTTTTCTTTGCCATCTTGTGTTGGTATACATTACTATGTGAGGTCTTTTTAAGTATTTTTAGACGTTATATATTATATTGATCATTCCTATTAAAAAAGGATTACTATTATCGTCATAAATTACCATTATATTATCTCAAAATCTTAATGCGTTCATTTTACTATAATTTACAAACTATAGTAAAATTATTTTATCATCCTATCATCCTATCATCCTATCATCCTATCATCCTATCATCCTATCATCCTATCCGTATCCTATCCGTATCATAACTCGTTGATATTAAGGAATATTTAATCGGGTCCGTGAACTGCCGCTTCGTATAACCATGGCATTGCATTTCTTGCTTCATAACTTACTAGAGTAAGCGCTGATAAAACGTATAGCGCACCCAATGCTTTATTATCAGTATCTATTGACGTTCTTATAAAGTTCTCAATGATTTGAACATTAAACCTGGTCAATGTATCATTTGTCAGATTATTTAGATTTATATTCGTGGCAACATTTGTATGATATGGTGTCCCTAAAAATGGTGTCCCGTGTGGTGGACATATCTCCATTTTTTTAGCATTTGTAAGCTGAGCTCTATAATTCCATATATCGACCAATTCCCTAGCAAATCGTATATGCTCAATTCTAGAAAGATTTATAAACCATTCAGAATTCGCATAATTACCATATGAATTCATCAATTGGAACAATTCTAATATTTTCATCTCCATTCTTTTCCTAGGATCTACTATCTCCTGTTTTATCTCTATCTCTATTGGCACTTTCATTATACGCGAAATCTTTATTATACACTTTATATCATCTTTTATCTTACTCGAAAACTCATTCCTATTATATGGATTCTTAGGTCTATCCGAATCTTTCATTATCAGATTATGTATCGATAATATATTAAATCCATATATAAACCCGTCATTATCCTTATAACTATAAAATTGTGATATTGGTATCTCTGTCATATCATCCATCGTATAAAAATCCATATCATTGGTGCATATGCTGCGCTTCTTTAGGGCAGGCCCTCTTAAACTATTTAGCTTCCTCTGCAAATACCCTCTAAATACTCTCTGTATCTTCAATGGGTAAATAGAATTCTTGAAATAATCATATATACGCAACATTAACTCTTCCTTATTTCCAACTCGAGATAGCTTATACTGTAAACATATTTTCTTTAGTTCCACAAGATTAAATTTATAAGAAAACATCGTCTCGAAATTATTTATCGACAGTTTTTCCTTCTCTTTCACCTTTTCTTTCACCTTTATATTTTCAATATCCTCTTCCTCGTTTTTATCACATCCTGTCCCACCGCATCGCATATCTGTGATAACACCATTTACTTTCTTACCTACTCGTTTTCTTATAATATTAGATTTCTTATTTAACTTTGAATTTGTCATATTCTCTCGTTCTTGCTGTTTATCATCTCCCAGCCCTCCCAAAATACTAGCAGGTAATCTTCTTTTGACTCTGTCTATTTGGCTGGCTTCACCACCGGAAATATTATCCGTATTTGTTATTATCATATTCTCGTGTATATTTGCAGTTGGAGATGTAACATATGATTCATTGATCATATTTTGCTCAACATTGGTTTGCTCAACATTGGTTTGCTCAACATTGTTTGTATTGTTTATAACTATGCCTATACTCATAATACCGTGTAATGCCATTTAATAACTCGTATGTATGTATGTATGTATGTGCGTGTGTATGTGTATGAACTATTGTCGGTTGTCCTTTTCTATATATATAACAATATTTTTTTAATATCTTATAATACAACATTAATTACTATTATCAATATATGGTGTCATATATCCCACTCGTGTATGCTTAGGAATATGTAAAATATTTCTGATATAACTATTTCTTAACTTTATATATATATTAACTATAATTCACAATTTTTATGTAATGTAACAGTTTTTAATTTATGATTTACGAATTATGCATTTTCAAATTTGTTGATTTTCGCCAAACGGAAAATTGATTTCAATGGATTATACAATATATATATCATCGCACAATCGTAGCCAAACAAGCAAACCAACCAGCAGTCAATACAATGTCCTCCTCTACCAGTTCATCCTCTACTAAGTCCTCAACTCCCAAGGAGATTATTTCCGGTGAGACTTTCAATCCCTCTAAGGATATCAAATACTCCAAGCCTAAGGTCAATGCTTCTGGTGGAAAGAGCATTGGTATTTTGAATGCCGTAACCAACAGCGCAACATTTGTTGCATCCCCTCTGATGATGACTTGGGGTATTTCCGAGTTCGTCGACAAAAAGACTGGAGACAAAACATACAGTATGTCACTCCAATTTCCAGGCGAAGAATACAATACGCCATCAATTGCCAAGTTTCGTGCCAATCTCGAAAAATTTGAGGATAAGATCAAGGCGGACGCACTCTTGAACCAGAAGGAATGGTTCGGAAAATCCACAATGACCGCTGAGCACGTATCACTCTTCTGGACGCCTATGTTGAAGTTTTCCAAGGGAGAAAATGGTGAACCCGATCACTCGAAGAACCCCACCCTTAATGTCAAGCTTCCTATCTGGGAGGGAACTTGGAATGTTGAGCTATTTGACCCTCAATCTCGCAAGATATTTCCTGATGCTAACAACGAGCATCTCACTCCTGTTGACCTGATTGCCAAAGGATCTCACGTTGCTGTCGTTCTGCAATGCGGTGGTGTTTGGTTCGCAGGTGGCAAGTTCGGTGTTACATGGAAGCTGTTTCAAGGAGTTGTTAAGCCCAAGACAACACTTCGCGGCAAGTGCCACATCCAGCTTTCAAGCGATGACAAGAAGCTTGTAGCAACACAGGAAATCGACACTATCAGCGATGATGACATCCCTCGTTCGTCTACTCACGCTGATGATTCTGATGAAGAAGAGGAAGAGGAGGACGCTACTCCAGCACCAGCACCCGCACCAGCACCCGCACCAGCACCGGCGCCAGCTCTTATGGCAGCAGCAGCCGCTGCTCAAGATTCTGAATCATCTGGAACAAAGAAGGTCGTGAAGAAGGTTATCAAGAAGTAAACTATTCGCATAAAAGTATTTATTATAAACATAAGAACATAATAAATACATATCTGGAGCGCTCGTAATACAGGTAAGTCAATCACACACTAACATACACACACTAACATACACACACTAACATACACACTAACATACACATACTAACACGTGTGATTATAGGTAGAAATTATTTTTTTACGCATAAATAGTGGCTATGGTATTTTTATTTATTAATTGATATTTATTATTTGTATTTGCTAGTGGCATATTTTGAATATGATTCTCCAAATATTATACTAAGAGAAGCAATATATTTTTTAATTAATTCATCCTGTGAAAATTTTGGCATATTTGCCATATTTATGAGTTCAATAAACATCCTTCGCAAATATATTATCGTTTGATTATAAGTATCATCATAATGTCTATTTTTACGCGCTACCTCTAGTATTTTTATAATACTACTGAACAGCATAACATAATCTTGATATTTATCACTAAACGAATCATACTTTCGAACTTCTCCTTCACCAAAGTCTATTATTTTTTCGCAATATGGATTACTAAGAGAAACTGGTTCCAATAAATATATAGAATCTGTATCAAGTGTCTTGTGAACTACGTTTACTTTTACCATTTTTTTGATACCTACTATAATATTCGTAAGTAAAGTAAATAATACACTTGGTTCTATACGTGCATGTGTGTCGCTTGTTTTTCGAAACGCGGAATTAAGGTAATATGTTAAATTATTAGTTCCGCAAAATTTAATATTAAATACAAAGAAATCTTTCACATCATATGTAGGTCTTGATAAAGAACATTTGTTAAAATCGGTTGGAACAATATTGGGAGTCAACTCTACAGCATCTGAAATTACACTATGGAATTTACCTCTAGGATCTATACTAGATACTTTTGATAGAATTTTATACTCGTGTCTATACTCGTTAAATATATTTGTTTTTAGAACAATTTTCGATACAATATCTTTGTTACCATTTATAATATCGGGTCTAAAAATACAACCGAAATTACCTTGTCCGACTAATGAACCACCATTTATTATCCTTTTTTTTTTGCGACGCGTATGTTGTTTGGCCAAGGTATTACATCGCGTTCTGAATCTAAGCTTACGTATACATAGATGTCTTTTTTTTGCCTTAAATGTTTTCATTATTTATAATATAATTTATAATATAATATAATTTATAAAGAATATATAAAGAGTATATAAAGAATATATAACAAAAATGTATATATTATGCGGGTAATTTATTTATTACAATAATAATAAATAAATAGCATATATATTCTATTTCGTAGTCAATTCATTTTTGTCAAGAAAAAATTCTTTTCCAAGCGATCTTATTATTTTCTTCTCATTTTTTTCGTCATTTTCTATAGGCTCGCATATTGAACGCATCATTGTTAGATACTCGATTTGTTTTGTCTCTGTATCATACCAGTCAGGATTATCATCTGCCCATTTTTGAAGAGCATTACGCTCTTTATCTGCTATTTTCTCAATTGTCTCTTTCATTTTCGTATGATTCTCGTCCTTCTCCCATTTGGCATTATCTTTAATATACATCGTATCACGTTTTGCGTCGGTGCAGTGTATGGGTCGTTTATGAATCTCTAAATCTTTTAACCCCTTTATCATTACATCCGTTATACCTCGAACCAATCCATTATTCTTTGAATATACTAAATCAGCTAATGTGATTTTAAGTGAATCTATGAACTCCGAGATGTCAAGAGCGTCCTTACACTTTTCATTTAAGAATACATTCAGGTTAAAATGATTGTTTGTCGTATTGTTTGTATTATTTGTTATATTGCCGATCTTCGGTATGATATGATTAAGCTGTTGTTGTTGTTCTTTTATTATTTTTATCATCTCCTGATTGTCGTTTACCAGTTTCATAAATACCTCTGTAGTTATCTTCATGTTTTCACCAGATAATCCTGTGGAAATTTCTTGACAAGACAACACATTATCATCTACAGACGGCTTTGTATTGTTTACAATACACCTTTTCTTATGGTAACAAAGACTAGACGCGAACTTATATATGTTACCACATACGCAGATAAATTGTGATTTATTCCCTTCGGCGTTTTTTGGCGTTTTTTTGTTAGTAGCTGTTAGTAGATTATGCTTGTTGGTGTTAGCGTGTCTTTTGTATTCAGATTCCTTACAGCATTTAAAGTCACATTTTTTACAGATAAAAATCGGCGTTTTTTCGGCGTTTTTTGAGTTAGTAGTCATTAGTATATATACAGATAATAAAATGTCTAAATACTTTTCGGTAAAATATGTAAAAAATATCGTCACGAAAAAATTGACTTAAAAATGTGATTGTGAGCATTATGGTCTGAGTGACGAAGTCGATGTTTTTTTCAAATCTATTTTGGAAAAATGAAAAATGGACATTTATAAATGTCCATTTTCCAAAAAAAAGTTTTAGATTTGGAAAAAACGATTCACTTCACTTCACTAATGCTAATATCCCAGTTCGAATAGGACCTTTTTCATTATTATGCAGTGAGCTATATGTATATGAAACAGGTTTATTACTATATATCGTATCATATTATCATAAGTTATTAAGAAATGTTACAAAAGGTATATTAATTTGCCATTTTAAATATCTTCTTATGGTATCAGTATAAATAATACGATCATCATTTTTGACCATATTCAGTCTTCGGCGTTTTTTGGCGTTTTTTGTTAGTAATCGTTAGTAGTTTTCGGTATGGTAACAACATCTATTACTATTATTTTATACCTGACAGCATATTAGGTCACACGATTGTAATAATTATATTCCGGCGTTTTTTCGGCGTTTTTTTTGTTAGTAGATATTAGTAGGTCGGCGGGGTTGGCGGACGCCTTACAAGAATGTCCAAAAAATGGAAAAATTTATCGTAACAAAAAAAACGACTAAAAAATGTGATTGTGAGCATTATGGTCTGAGTGACGAAGTCGATGTTTTTTTCAAATCTCTGAGGGGGTTTTCCAAAAATGGACATTTATAAATGTCCATTTTTCATTTTTCCAAAATAGATTTGAAAAAAACGATGCATTCATTCACTTCGGCGTCCGCCATCCCAATTTACGCGGGGTTACCTTTATGCTTTGGATAGGTGACGAGGGGAGTGGTCACGTGGCGACCATTATGCTGCGGATATTGGAATTTTTTATATACAGATATAAAATATATATAATTGGGTATAAATTGGGGTATAGATTTTTAAATAAACTTAGTATATTATTTTTTGGGGATGTTTCGAATATTGGTTGCCAAAGATGAATCCAAATCATCCCCTCGGATCGGATGGCGGAGTTTTTATACTTTTATAAAACACGTTAAATGTATGATGCGGGAGATTTGATTTAATTCGCGAGGATAAAATCAAAAATAAAGAATCTATGGTTATCTGACTATCTGACTATATGACTATATGACTATCTGACTATCTGACTATATTACTATATTACTATCAGAACAATTCTATATTTACTATAATAGAAGACTTCGTAGATATATCATACATATTTTTTGTATTTATAACAGGTATACCTTGTCCAGATAAAACATATGTCTGATTATTTGTCACATTTAGCGCGTATGCTGGAATAGTAAACTTTCTTCCACCTATATCGAAATCGATACACGTTTTTTCCAATAAATCCGCGATCTTCATACGCAAATCTATATAAATATCATTATTACTATCTATGTATATATAAGAAGGTGTAACCGGAATACACCTAACGATCAGTTCAATAGATGTAGTATTGTTATTACTATTATTACTGTCATTAATACGGGATTCGCCTATTTTATAATATAATTCAGTGTGCCATAAGGGTATATAATATTTCTTATCATCGTGTTCTAAAATGTATATATTATTATCTGAAAATAACTCATCTAGTGATACCGATATAACAACCAGGTTATCTTGCGCCATCTTTTTGCTCATAATTTTTTCGAATAATGCCAACTTTTCTGAAGAAATATGGAATTCTTTATGATACGTTGTTATGATTTCGTATATATTATATGCAGTCTCTTTATCCATATCCTCGAACATTTTTAAGGACAATTCGTGGCAATCCTCAACAATAATCTTCATAAGTGTGTTTATTGTTATAGACGCATTATCAGTTGAAAATGAATATGTCATTTTTTGTAGAAGAGATTGAATAAATACCCTGAATATAGCGATATAACTATCGGCGGGATATTGGGTCGAATGGTTTTCGTCGTCTGGGAAATCACGATGTTCGGGAGATGCGGGAGAAATTCCTAAATTCAATAAATATAAATAAGCTGCATTTATATCTTGGAATATTTTACAAGACTCATCACTATTATCATTTTTATCTGGATGATGCTTTAAGGCGAGTATTCTATAATTCTTTTTTAATTCATCACGTGTATAATTATATTTTAGATTTAGAATATTACGAGCTCGCTGTGTATCCATTGACATATGTTATTAAATTATAAACGTAATTTTCTAAATGGTAAATCGGTCTATAATTATTATTGTAATATTGGAAAAAAATATACGTTTTTATTAATACGTCAGATATATTCTCATTATTCAATAAATTATATTTTATCAAGTCGTTCAATATATACCAAATACATTCGCCTATATCAAGATCATATATTAATATCTCATACAATATATCCCTAAATGATAAAAATGAGATATTATTTGGATTTTTTATATGTTCTATAATCGCATTACATACTGGTTCATAAGGACAATTCAATGATGTTATATTAGTGGCAATATTTTTTATATTAGATATTTTATTTATAGTTGATGGTTTTAATTGAATATCAGATACATTTTTAGAACTTAAATACTTATTATAATTCGATATTGATGGACGAGGGATACTTATTATTTGAGAATTGTTTAAAATATTATCAGGTATAAAACTTATATGCTCACTTATTATAATGAAAATAAGCTTATTCTTATGGAAAGACTGAGACTGCATATAACTATAGAAAATATCCATTAATTCGCTATGTATTTTGTGGAAATTTTTACAAAAAATTATCCCCGTTGCTTCTGATCGAGTAGACACGACATCGTTAATCTGATTATATATATCATTCCATAATACTTTCGAATTACATCCTAGTAAAGACATATCGACCTCGAAATGAATATCGCTTATCTTTATTATGAAACTTTCTTTATTTGAATTGATTGTAAGGCGTTTTTCATATTTTAATTCACTTGGACTATATTTTTTTATAGACAATAACGCTTGTGTATATTTACCTACACCTTTAGGGCCATAAAAAATAATATTTTTAAGTTGATCAAGTTTAGATGGGAAGGATTGATAAATTTTTGTTTTTTTGGGATGTAGTGAAGACTGTGATGTGGTTATAAGATAATCGTCGAAATGAGTCTCTAAGAATTTCATTTAACTAGTTAAACATATATTTTGGATTTAAATCGTATTTGACATTATTATTAATTTATGGTTGCTGGTTTTGTATGTTTGAATTATTATTTTCAAATATAAATCTATTAAAAGGAATACTTAAATATATAATTTTATTAATTATAGTAATAAAAAGAATTATCGATTAAATATAGTTATGAAACTTATCAACCCCAATCCTGAAAATTTCAATAAAGATTATATATATTTCAATGATCCTATTCAAAACACAATTATTAATGAAAGTAGGTTTATTCGAATCATTTATTCTACACCCAATATTATATTTAATGGAATAAATGTATTAGTAAATTTTGTAATTGATAGTGTAGATAAACAATATAATAAAAATATAATAAATTATTGTATTGAAAAAAATGAAAAGTCTATTTGTATTATAAATAATATCGAAAAAACAATATTAGATAAATACTGTTCTAACAAGAAACCGTCATATAACTTATCATTACAGGTAACTAGCGGAAGTTTAAAATTATTTTCCGAATCATTTGACAAAAAGAAAAATATCGATATTATACTAAAAATATCCGGACTATGGGAGGATGATTCTTCATATGGCATAACATATAAGTTTTTAGTAACAGAATGATAAATATTATATACTATACATTAAAATCACATAAAACAAATATATATATAAATTATTATATTGACGTATGAAGAATATATTAATTACTGGTGGTTGTGGATTTATTGGGTCTAATTTTATAAATTATTTTTATAGAAAACACGAAACAGTAATCATATATAATTTAGATGCTATGTACTATTGCGCATCGGAAGAAAATATTGATGAAGATATTAGAATTTCGGAGAGATACAAGCTTATAAAAGGTAATTTATGTTCATATGATCTAGTAAATCATATAATAAATGACTACAATATCGAATATATAATTCATTTTGCCGCTCAGAGTCACGTTCAAAATTCTTTTGACGATTCTTTACAGTATACAAAAGATAATATTGTAGGAACGCACAACTTGCTTGAGGTAATTAGAAAATATGGAAAAATCAAAAAAATAATACACGTGTCAACCGATGAAGTATATGGCGAATCAATGATTGATAAAAATGAGAATAAAAAAACAGAAGAAAGTATATTGTGTCCAACAAACCCATATGCTGCTACGAAAGCAGGTGCAGAACTTATAGCACAATCATATTATCATTCATTTAATATACCTATAATAATTACTAGAGGGAATAATGTATATGGTCCCAATCAATATCCAGAGAAAATAATACCCAGATTCATTAAGTTGTTAAATGAGGGTAAAAAGGTAACAATTCAGGGCGACGGTTCTAATGTGAGAGCATTTATTCACGTATTGGATGTTGCCAAAGCGTTTGATGTTATATTAGAAAAAGGAGTTGTGGGTGAAATATATAATATAGGTTCAGATGATCACGAGGAACATTCAGTGATTAATGTAGCAAAAATTCTTATTAAAAAAATTAAAAAAACAGAAGAATATTCTGAATATATTGAATATATTAAGGATAGACCATTTAATGATAAGAGGTATTATATAAGTAATGAAAAAATCAAAAATCTAGGATGGGATATAATAGAGACATTTAATGAAGGTATAGACAATTTAATTAAATATAATAAATAGAGTTAACATCAGGCAAAAATATACAAAAATATTTCGATTAAAATTAATTATGCTATAATTATATTAAAAATATAATTATATTAAAAATATAGTTATAACAAATATATAATATCATTACAAAATGAAAGTGTTACTTTATGGTAAGGACGGTTGGATTGGGCAAAAAGTATATGACTTATTGGTAAAAGATGGTCACGAAGTAGTGATAGGTTCTTGTAGGGCAGAAAATGTAAAAGGGTTAGAAGAAGAAATCGTAGCATTTCAACCTACGAATATTATTTCAACGATCGGAAGAACTCACGGGACAATTGGAGACACAAAATATACTACTATTGACTATTTGGAACAGAAAGGGAAGGTGCGTGAAAATGTGCGCGATAATCTGTATTCCCCTGTAATGATTGCAATTATCGCAAAAAAACACGATATTCATTATGCGTATCTTGGAACCGGATGTATTTTCACATATGATGAGGAACATCCGTTTGGGGAAGAAGTAAATGGATTTAAAGAAGACGCTGTGCCTAATTTTTTCGGGTCTTCTTATTCAACTGTAAAAGGATATACGGATAGATTAATGAAAATGTTTGATAATGTTTTAAATATCCGAATAAGGATGCCGATAACAGAGGAAATAAATCCGCGGAATTTCATAACAAAGATCACGACATATAATAAGATATGCTCTGTTCCAAATTCAATGACAGTATTGCCTGAATTGTTGCCTATTATGATTGATATGTGTAAACAACGCGTAACTGGGACTATGAATTTAACAAATCCCGGACTAATAACCCATAATGAAATTCTGGAGATGTATAAAGAAATCGTAGACAGCGAATTTACTTGGGAGAATTTTGACATAGAAGACCAACGTAAAATATTAGAAAGTGAGCGTTCTAATAATTATTTGGATACAGGGCGATTGGAGTCACTATATAAGGTATTACATATAAAGGACGCAGTGAGAGATGTTCTTATTAAAATGAAAAATACGTCTTGTAGTGTATAAAATTCTAGTTTACCGAATAGTAGGGAGTTCATATGTAGAATTCCAAGAACCATTTACTTCACATTCGCACTCAAGCCAAGCATTTACTCTTGATGTTCTATTAGGAAGTTCAGATGAATAATGTCTTGAAGCAAACTGATTCAATGTTAATATTTGTCCATCAAATAATATTCCATCTTCATTGGCATTATATACACCTACCCAGTTACTTTCATCCGGTTTATCTTTTCGTATACGATGACGAATACGTTGATTGTTATTAAAACATAATGACATTGTTCTACATCCCTTTATAGTTCGCGATGTGTCGCTATTTTCATAATTATCCGAAGTATCTTCATTTGTCGGCTGAATATCGTTATGGTTCAATATGGTTCTATTAATTTGCACTATATCTTGGTCATTTGATTTTGCTGAATCCATCGTAATAATGAAACGTGGGATTGTGGCGCTGATATCGGAATGCATGTTGGTATAAAATAGGTAAGTGTTGGTTTATCGTGATGCCAATATTCTCCATCTGGTAAATCAAATATGAGCCGAATTCTTTCTATGGACTCATTGAAAAATTCACGTTTTGAATTTATTCTACTATTTTTAAGAATATTATGGATAATCGACTCTTTATCTTTTGGATTTGATACACGTTTAGCAAACTCAATAACATATGGAGTTGGAGGTCTCCAAGTATCACTCGAATTAGCCTCAGAAAGACGTTGTTCAGGTGTTTTTTCAGTCATACCTATTTTATAAATACCTACCATAGATTTATTTCCAAAACAATAAATGTATCCTTCACTCATTATGTGATATGGTATTGAGAGGTAATTGAGAGGTAATTGAAAGGTAATTGAGAGGTTATTATGGTATATACATCATATAATATTACCTTTAATACATTTATAAATATTGTTATGTCTTCAAAAACAAGTTGAAAACAGACGAAGTATAACTTCCATTATGCCTACAGTAAGAACATTAAGAATAAATAGAGTAACGCTTAAATATAACGTTCCCAAAGACGGTGAACTCATCGCAGTTGTGCTCGAGTTCATACAACCAAGATTATTTTGTAAATAACTAAATATTAACATCAATTGAATAAAAATCAAAAGACTTGAATAGTTTGAAAATTTATAATATTCGGGGTCTACTTGTTGAGTGTTGATCATTTTAGAGAACACGGTAGACTGGCGTATAATTACAAATAAAATGATGACTAACCCAATAATCTGGAAAAAACTTGGATATATATTATTACAACTAGGTGTATTCATAACTTTAAAATAGTATGATACAACACCCATTAACAAACCCAAAAGAGCAACAGTTGTAAATACATATCCTACGAGTGTGGCAAAAGCTGGCCCCTGCTCATCGCCTATTTTTAATGAACTAAATACTACTTTAATAATTATCCCTACAAATGCCAATAAGGAACAAATATTTATTAAATAATATGTTGTTTTGTATTTGTAACTTACACTGTCTATTGGTGAAAATTTTTTCATTTGAACATTATTGCTCATTTTATTTACTGTATATTATATATTATATATTATATATAATACTATATATTTTACTATAGATTTTACTATACATTTTACTATACATTTTACTATACATTTTACTATAGAATAATGGATATGTTCATTTTATTCGTAATATAATTTTATTCGTAATATAATTTTATTCGTAATATAATTTTATTCGTAATATAATTTTATTCGTAATATAATATAAATATAAATAAAATAGATTACTTAAATGAATGGTATTCAAAATAGGAATGTATATACAGAACATCCTTTAATATCAAGAGAACAGACATATGTGCTTGAGCGAAAACTAGTTACAATACACTCTGAGGATAGAGACGTATGTGCGTGGCCTCATTCGTCTTACTTTGAAATAACGCTGCCGCAGCAGTTAACAAATGTCCAGTCGATAAGATTAATAGAGTCGAATTTCCCAGGTGTAAATAATGTTTTCGTAAATTCAAATCAAAATACTAAACTTACATTTACATTACATACAGGAAGCCAAGGAACTTATACTATAACTATAGATGAGGGATTCTATTCACCTATTCAGTTAGCAAATGAATTAACAAATAAAATGAACCAAGCTGTTTCAACTACATATACAGAATTTATAGTAATATATCACGAAGTAAATCAAAAAATATGGTTCGGTAATAATATCGATGAATTTGAATTAAATTTTGAAATAAAAGAAACATATTATGATACAACTACCACTGCAAACCTATATGAAAATTGTAGAGTATTGCCGCCTAATGAGTTATCATCGTGTATGAATACTAAATGGGGTCTTCCTTATTATATAGGATTTAATAAGGCTACTTATGAATCTGTTGTAGCAGCAAACGGGTTAAACTATGAATACAAGAGCTCTACAGATCCTGATTATAATTGGTTACCCGCGGGAGGATTCTATGTTATAGCACCCAATGTAATAAGTATTTTTGGTGATACGGTTTTTTATATGGATCTTTTTAACTATAACGATATGGACGAGTTAATTCCTTACCCGCGTAGAACAAATGCTGCAAACAATAATAGCTACGGCGGCAGAGTCGATTCCGCATTTGCGAAAATACCTATATTAGGTATACCTTTATCTCAATATTTTGATTCTAGAAACAGTCTTTTACAAAATATGTCACAATTTTTTCCACCACTTGAGCGCATATCTAAAGTAAAAATAAGGTTTCGATATCACGATGGACGATTGGTTGACTTTAGCAATTGCGATTTTAATTTTACTCTAGAATTTGACTGTTATCGCGACGAAATGGCGCGTGATTTACGTCTTCGTGTTCCTGCGCAATACAGGATGTAGATGGGATGTAGGTTGATTATAGTAAAATTATATAATAATATGATTATATAATTTATTTATTATACGTGCTTTATACTGCGGATTGCTCTTGGGTATCAGCTTGTCCTTCAGTCTCAGCCATAACCTTCTTATTTCTTCGCGTTCTTCTTTTTCTTTTCGGTACTGTATTAGCAGATTTAGTTTTACGATGTTTTTTACCACCACCTAAATTTTTTGAATCAATAATAGGGATGATGTTGTTATCTTTGTCACTTTTTAAATTATTATTTACTGGAATTTTGTCAAAATAATTTGGCTGAGTCACGCCA